GCCGCTGCAAGGGCTTTGGAAATTCTCATCTTCAGGGTCGGGTTGCAGGTAATGTAAAACCTGTTGTTTTCCGTTACCGGATACCCCAATGCTTCAAGGTCGTTGAGAATCGTAACGCATGCATTGTTTATGGTGGTCACATCATCCGTGGCAAACGTCTCGTTGATGCCGGCGCCCAGGGCGACCAGAAGCCCGTAAAACAATGTGGCTTTTTTATCGTACCACCGCTTGACCGTATCGGATGTGAGCTCATCGATCTTATAATACTCGTTAAACCGCAGCCAGTCGTCGAGGATGGGGAAACCGCCTGTAAACCGAAGCATGGCTACAGCTGCTTTGGCTGCCGATGGCAGTTTGGACAGTTTGGCCTCTTCACCAGGAATCTGCTGGTAGAACGTTACGCCGCCGGACACATCTAACAGGTCAAAGCTTTTGCTGGTAGATGACCGCATGTCAAACTCATCGAACAACACCTCGTACCCGCGGTCAGGAGAATACAGGGTGTCGGTCAGTCTGAAGGCCACAGGCGCAATTCCGCTGGTAAGATTGACGTCCGCTCCGGTCATTTTAACATTGTCAATGGGCATTTTGCCGACCCGTTTCATAAAGTCAGCAACCGCCTCTAAAATTTTTATCTTGTGCTGCTCCGGAGGGATCTCTTTGAGTCCCTCCCAGTTGATGATTTGTTGACCGTATAATTTCATAATCAAGCTCCTTTAATAAGTGTCACTGCTGGTTGTTGTTTAATTTTCGTTAGTTGGGCCGCAGTGCTACCACAGCGTTGTCTGCACTGGCAGCGGCTTCCAGCAGGATACCGGCCGCAGTATTGGCCGTAGCGGTTGCGGTAATGTTGCCGGCTGTTGCATCCCAGTATCCCTTGACCGCAGCCGCAATAGCTTCTGCTGCCTTGGGAAACATAACCCTTCCTGCATAAACATACGTATTTTCAACGTTTGCGTCTGCGTCATTGACAGCGACAAGAACGCTTCCCGCAGATACAATGACATCGTAGGCTTCAACAGCAGCCGTGTGTGCCAGTTTTAAGGTTCGCAGATTTGCAAGCCCGTCTATAAAAGTTGCTTTTGCCATTTTGTTTCTCCTCCGTTTATCAGTTTACGGTTATCAAATATCGGTTTACGGTTATCGGTTCACGGTTGAAAACCGGTAACCGGCAACGGGCAACCGGTAACTATTCTTTAGGTATCAGGGCGTTTTTATTCTCCCCGCCTTTGCTTTTATCCCTGCGGTCGTCTCCCTTAAGCGTGTGCGTATCGGGAAATTTTTCTTCCATGCGCACCGAAAGCGCTTTTATTTCTGTTTGCAAAAAACCAACAGGCATGGTTTGAGCAAACCCCTTGATGGTTTCAGCCGCTTCAGGGGTCTCATCACACTCTTTTAAACATGCTTTCATCTTGGCATACTCGTTGACAAGGCTTTGCCTGTAGGCCTTGCCCTCGTCTGCCAGAAGTTTTAATTCACCTGCCTGTTTTTCCAGCCCCGTAATTTTAGCGTCCTTTTCTTCCAGAACAGATTTAACGAACTGAACCAGCGTTTCTTCCGTGGTTTCCGGGTCAAAGCTTTTGCCAAGCACTTTTCCCATAAGCATCAATAGGGTCTTCATGGTTGTCTCCTTGTGTTGTTGTTCTTGTTTTAATCGTTCCTGTTTTAATTGCTCCTGGTGCTTTTCTATGGCAGCCTTCTGTGTTGTGGCGCCGTTTTGTGCGCCCAGCCAGACAAGGCTTCCCTCGGTGGCCTCCCCGGGCCCGGCATATTCCCAGTACAGCGTTTGATCATATGGGCCCTTTACCGGCGCAAGATCCGCAGCCCTGAACCCGATAGATACGTGACGGTACGTGCCCCCCTCAATGTTGGTGATAATGGATTCGTGGTCAGGGGTTTTCATGATGTAAAACCACGCCCACACCACCTTGGCCATGGTCTGTGCTTCTCCCATCCGTGGGGTCTCACCGGTCAGGACTGCAAACTGTTCCGGCGTCATCTCCTGCGTTTTTGCATCAAAAAAAAGCCCCAGAGGGAAAAAGCTGCCGCGGTCATGGGCATATAAAAACGACTTGCCCGGCAACGTTGCTGCAAAGTCGTTAAGAATCGTTTCGGAAAATCTCTCCCTGTCTCTGTCCACGAGGTTGTGCGCCATGAGTATTTTCCTGACGTAAACATCATCTAAAGACAGCTCTTTTAAAGCATACAGGTTGATTTTGGCCATGACGTCGCCGGTAACATCCACCCCCGCTTTACCCCCGCCGATTGCCTGGGAACGGATCTCTTTGAAACCGGTTATTGTGTTTTCGTCTTTCATACGGCTTTACCCTGTTTTTTCTGCACGGCAAGCACATCTTCCAGGGTCACCACGGTTCTTTCCTTTACAACCGCCGGTTGGGCTTGTTTTCCTTCTTCAGGTTTTGGAACTTCTTTTTTTGTCTCGTCTGCTTTTGCCATGATGGTCTCCTTTTTTGCCCTCCACAACCGACCCGTTAAAATCCTTTTTTTCAGGATCGGTTGTGGTTTGACTGATGGTTTTCACATATCCTTTTTTTGCCATTTTATTTTCCCTTAACAGATAAGGCGGACATGTTCCGCCAGATCATGTCACTTTTTTTAATTGCCTTTTCCCGGCACCAGGCTGCACCGGCATCTCGGGTGCGTGTTTTTTACCGGCACAGGACACAACTTTAATGCATATTCGCCCTTCATGCTTTTGCATAATGGGCACGCACCCGGTGCAGGCATAAATTCTGCGGTGTCTTCTCCCCACGCGGCCCATTCGTCCAGCTTGGCCTCTTCAGCGGCAAGGGTCATCTCGGATCTTGCAAGACGCTCCCAGCTTGCGTTCTGATCGCCGAACATGCGTTCCAGATGCCGTGCAGCTTCCAGCGGGTTGCTTCCTGCAAGGGAAAACGCCTGCATTTCAGGCAGAATCTTTTTTTTAATCGCCAGGGTCGCCTGGTTTTTCACCAGGGCAAACCCGTTTTGTGTAAGTGTTTCAAAAATTTCCTTGTTTTTTAAAAGGTTGAGAATGGGCTGTTGTTTGCCGATCAGGTTGGCGGCCTGAATATACCCAAGGCTTGTGGCCTGGCCGTAATACCATGTTACAGGGGAATCTTCCGCATCCGGCGCATATGTGCCCACCATTTCTTTTAATGCTTTCATAATCAGCGCCACCTGTTCCGTTGACAAAACAAACGCTTCAGGTTCTTTTGCCTGTTTTAAATCAGGAAAGCCCAGAACAACCTTGATGCTTTCAAGCAGTTTTGCCCACGTGGTTTTCAGGTTGTTTTCATACCCGAATTCAACATGATCAAGTTCGCTCCACGCAACCGCCCTGTACAGTTCCTTGCACGTGCAGTCGTGCGCGGGCGCTGGTGACAAGGCCTTTTTTTTCCCTTTAGCTGCTTTGCCGATGGCAAGATCGTTAATATCAATATCAATGCCCGCATCCCTTGCGTTGGTCAGGTAATAATAATCGGCCTGGGCATTTAAAAAGCGTGCCTGCGCCTGCTGAACCACATCATGCAGGTTAACCCCCGCCCACTCTAAACGCCAGTCGCCTTTCTTCCAGGTGCGGCCCCGAAGAAGCAGCATGGTTTTGATAAGGTTGTAAAACAACGGCAGCTTTGCAGCCTGCCTCGTTGCAACATCAGCCAGAAGCATTTCAGCTTCAGCATTAGACAGCCTTTCGGTTGTTGACCAGTGCATGCCGAGCATCCACGGCGGCAGGCCTGTTTTTGCCACGATTTGCTCCAGCATGTGCCTGGCCGGAACTTCCAGTTCCAGTACCTGGCCGCCTGAGCCGATAACACCAATGGTAATATCCGAATTGGTATCGATTGCCCGTACAAAATCAGCGCTTTTGCCTTCCCTTTTGGCCTTGATGGCTGTTGCAAATTCGTCTTCTATGATTTGCCGCCGGGTATTCAGGTCTGCCCCGTCTTTTTTGCTGGTTTTGTATATAATGGAATACGACGGATCACCGAACCGCTCCCACACGTTTTTAACCGAGTTCTGGATCGTCACAAGGATCTGGGACACAAACTCGCACGACCGCATCAACGGGGTGCCGTAAGGGTTCTGGTTTTCGTTATGAATGGAAAAATACATCAGGTTGTCCGGCTTTAACGGCCGGTATTCGTGATCGTCATCGGATTTTTGCAAAATCGTCATGCCGTCTGCGCTGCGCTTGAACCGGATATACTTGCTGTCCCCTGTTCTTAACCCCACAATGTTGGTGCGTTTTTTATCCGTAACAAACTCACTGATGGAAAACCCCTGCTCAAACGCCTCGGATGTAATGGACTGATGAAAAGCCTGCACGCCTTTTTGCAGGTCATTGACCGGAACGTTGTAAACCCAGTCCTGAATCTCGTCCACCAGCGCCTCATTATCTCCCTTAACCCCGAGATGCCCGTCTAACGACACCAGCCGGTTAATAGCCGCATCCACCACAGGGATTGCCTCGCGCAAAAACTCAAAAAAATCAGGGTCGATCTTTCTCGGAACAAAGTTTTGAAAGTATTTTGTGTATGGCCCCTGGCCGAAGTTGGGTTTAAGCTGCCAGGGCGATTTGGCGGGCAGTGCTTTTGTTTTGCTAAGCCCGATTCTGTTTAATAGCGAAAACAGGTTCATGCAAACAAGTCCTCCACAATCTCAGCAAGAAGTTTGGCCAGAATCTGTGTTCTGTCGGCATCAATCAGGTGATCATCTTCTTTTTTAAATATCCGGTGTTTCTGGCCATATCTCACAGTATGGTTGGTGTAAAATAAAACAATATCCGGATCGGGCGGATACTCGAGCTCAAGTTTCTGCATTTTTTTAACAATAATGTCCGTGGCCAGTTCTTTTAGCGTAATCTTGGCAGGTTTGCCGGTCTTGGCGTCAATCACCTCGTTGCCGTCTTCGTCAACGTTTTCCGTAGACGCTTCAAACATAAACCCCCGAAGCCGGTCGTCAAAATCCTTGTGCTGATAGATTTCAAGCCCCTGCAGATCATGGGCTACAGCAGATCCCGCATTACCAAAATCCGTGCCCCAGAACATGGATTCCTTTGGGCCGTAAACATCATCAAGCGCATTTAACGCCTGGCACTGCTGGTCATAGGTCACATGACGCAACTGCAATCTGGCCACCATGCGTTCTTTTTTGCCGATAATGTTTTTAACAATAATTTCCGTTGGATCTCCTGAAAAACCAAGATCCGCCCCCCCGCGCTTTGCGCCGTAAACCGAAATAAAAAAGCTTTTTATCAGCCTGGTAAATTCCGAATCCCCGGATTCGTCAGGGTCAAAAAACGTACCCATGGAATACACCGAATCCATCAGATCAACGGTTTGGGGAATAACATCGCCTGCAGACATGTCGAACCTGCATGCGTAACCCGTGGCAACCACCTCCTGCTGCACAGGATCAACCAGAATTTTAAGCGCCCTGTATTCAGGGATGTCTTTAATGCAGCGCTTGAGCTGGTGCCAGGGAAATACCGTATTTTCAGGATCGCCGTCCTCGCCGAGAACATTGTGCTGGTATTCCGGAGACCCTTCGCCGCCATACTGATCCACAAAAAACTTTTTTCGTGCCTTAGACCAAAACGGGGCGGGCATCATGGGTTTGCCCCATTTAAACAGTTTAAACGTGAGGTTCTTTGAAATGCCGTGCACTTCTGCGCCGTCGTCTTCGCCTGCGGCACGCTGGCCAAGCTTGAAAAACTCGCACGACCGGTCACCGTCAGGAACCGAATAAATCTTTGCAACAGCAGACGGCTTAATGGCACGCCAGAACTCAGACCACTGTTTTTTGTTTTTATCCTTGGCAGCCTCGTCTTTAATGGCAAACGTGCGCACATGCACCCCCCTGTAAGCCTCGCCGTCATGGCCGGACGGCCTGAAATCCAGCTTGAACCCGTTGGAAAGATAAAACGCATGATGAGGGTGTTTTTTGTGGCGCTTTAAAACAGGTTCAAAATCGTGGTTCCACTGGAACTGATCCACCATGGCTTCTATGATTTCTTCTAAATGTGTTTGCTGGGGCGCGCCGATCAGCCCTGACCCGTTTGGGGTGGTAAACATTTTATACATGCACCAGGCAACAATCTCACGGGTTTTGCCAACCTCTGCCCCACACTTGTGAACCGTGCTGCCCGGGTAGCACAGCGATTCTTTTTGATAATCAAAAAAATTATACGAGTCCCGATGATCCGGATCTTCCGGCTCACGCAAAAACATTGTCGCCCACAGCAGCGGGTCGCTGCAGATAATACCCATCTGCAGTTGAGTCAAAGACGTCACCTGCCCTGGAAACTCCTTCCGCGCAACCTGGTGCCATGTCCAGTCGTGCTGTTCCAGCACGGATTCAAATATCTCCATGGGGATCATCACCCCTTTTCCAAGATCACTGATGGCAACAGGTTCCATGTCGCCGGTCATGGCTCACCATCCTTTTTGTCTTTCACACGGGCGGCACCGAGACGCTGGGCCGCATCCGCCATAATGTCTGCAAGGGTTTTGGCGGATTCTTCCTCTGTTTTTTGTTTTGCCTGGGCTTTGGGTGTAAGCATGTATTCAGACGGATGCATGCCGAGATCCTGAATCATTTTGGGTATGGCCAGCATAGACGGGTGGAGCTTGTATTCTGTAACCGTTCCGAACTGTGTCGGTTTTTCGGTCTTGACTATGGTGCCGTCGCGGAAAATATCTTCCTGAAGCATTTCAAGTATTTTAATGGAGTTGGCAATGTTTAACGATGCGATGTCCTGAAGATCTTCCGTTTTTTTAGGGTCGCTCATGGCCTCTTTTACGGCCTTGACGACATGCAGCAGTTCTTTTACGTCTAAGCAGTCTCCGCCCGGCCTGGTTCCTCCGTGGGCAATAATGTCACAGGGATATTTGTCGCACGATGTTCTGCATGGTTTGATGCGGGTTAAAAAAGATGCGGCATACCTGCCGTGCTTCCAGCCGTTGCGTATGCCTGTCATGCCTGGCTTGGGTTGCTGTGCAGCGTCTCTTCGCTGCTTGAGCGCAGCCTCGGACATGGTGTATCGCCGCGTAACGCGATTTGCTTCGGGGATGCCAATGCGTTGGGTTACATGGGCGTCATCGTGATCTTCTTCCATGGGAGCATCCTGTTTTTTTAAAAAAAATTAAGCAGTTATCTCCCCCATAACATAAAAAAGTGACACGATCTGGCAGATCATGTCACTTTTTTTAAAAGGCATTTAATAATCGGAAGATGAATACAAATGAATTTTTAAGGGTAGGGGTGGGTAGCGGAATTACGTTAAAAATCATGCACTGTAAATATTGAATGAACCTTAACTCCTTTTGATTCTATGTTTTGACGGCCGTTTTCTTCACAACGATCCACAAGAATGACAGCGCACAGAACATTTAAACCATGCTTTTTTGCGATTTCAATGGCTTGTATGGTGGACTTCCCTGTGGTTACAACATCATCTAAAATAATAACAGAATCGCCTTTCTGCACATTCCCTTCAATCTGTAAGCGCATTCCGTGTTCTTTAGGCTCTTTGCGTATAGAGAAGGCCTCAATAGGGCTGTTTTTTAAAAAAGACGTAAAAGAAGTGGCAACCGCAACAGGGTCAGCACCCATGGTAAGGCCGCCAATTGCTTTTGGTTGAAGGTTAAGCCCCTTAATTTTACTATATACAGCCTGGCCTATAAGAAATTCACCTTCCGGGAAATAAGTAACTTTTTTCATATTAAAATAAAAGCAACTTTTTTTGCCGGAGGATAACGGGAAGGATGGCTCATCGGTTTTTTTAAAAGCCCTTGTTTTAATTAGCTCTTTTAAGGTGTTTATTACTTCGGCAGACTCAGCAACCATAATAGTTATCCTTTTGTTTTTGGGTTGCACAAGTTATATTTAAAAAGTTTTATTATTTCAAGCATTATTTAAAATATATTTCGACTGTTGCCCCCCTCCTGTGCCCTCATCTGCTGGCAACCCAAAACACAATCCTTATTCGTTAGGGGTCGGCGCATTTTTACATACCAGCCAAACACAGCCCCCTTTCTTTTATCAATAAATTCAGTTTCAATTTCTGTCCACGTTCCCCAATTTGTATAATATTCATCACCTTCTCTGATTGTGTCTCGTTGCGTTAATCTTTGATATTTCATATCACCTAACTCCCTGTTGACTTATTAAGTTTTTGCAGTTATAGTTGATAAAGAAATAGAAGGTATGAAAAATTTAAAAAGGAGCAAATAAAAATGGCAACCAACATGATTATGGAAATTAAGCTCCCTGCCAAGATAACAAAAAAAAAAAAGTGGTATGTGGCGTCATGTCTTGTTTTAAATGTTTCCTCTCAGGGCGATACCGTTAAAAAAGCAAAAAACAATTTAATAGAAGCTTTATCATTGTTTTTCATTTCGTGCATTGAGCGCAACACCCTTGACGCGGTATTAAACGAATGTGGGTTTAAAAAAGCCACTATATACCCAGCCCCGCCTAAAAGCCCAAAAATTAAAAAAGAAGATTATGTAAATGTCCCCCTTAATCTTTTATATGCCAAATCAAAAATAGATCAATGCCACGTTTAATCCCAGTCCCCTGGAAAGTTCTTGTATGTATTTTTAAAAAAGCCGGGTTTGTTTATAGTAGAACAAACGGCGATCACATGGCATATATAAAAAACGGATGCACCCGGCCGATAATAATACCAAAATACAAAGAAATTGATGTCGTAATAATAAGAAACAACATGCGTAGCGCAAACATGAGCCGTGATAACTATTTTAAATTTTTAAAATCTTGCCAATAATTCAAGCATTATGCTATACTTTCACCCTCCTCCCGCCTAAACACATACCTGAAATACCGGTTCCCGCCAACAGCCTTTTCTTTTGTCTTTGTCCATCACAGGATCATTCTCAGCGGATATGATTCAACCGCCGCAGATGGTGCTTTTTGCTCTCGCAATTCACGTTCAAATTGTTCGATGTTTTCATGTGTCTGAGGCGAAATCCGTGTAACAAAACAATGAATTTCAATTCCGCTATCGGTGCGCCCCTCCCAAACACGCGCCGGGATACCATCCAGCGTTACAATTTTCTCAGTGCTTTCAATTTCAATTTTCATTTTCATGCTCCCTATCGTGCCTAACGATTAAGCTGACTTGCCGCTGTTTTTCGCGGTCAAGTGTAACGACTTGTTATATCACGACCCCGATAACTTTTTTACCTTCCAATGGATTAGGCATCGCCGAAAAACGCTCAAAAAATATTTTCCGATCTTGCTCTGTTGTTTCAGGTAAATCAAATACCCCTGTATGAGTTACATCATACTTCCCATCCCAAAACATATCATCTTGAATATTATCGCGGAGCCACGGCTCAATGGCGCGACAAGCTCTGGGAAGCATGTGCGTCATCAAACCATCTTCACCTGTAATTATTCCAAGGTCCTCGTAAATATGGCCTATTTCAGTGTGTAATTTCCCAGTAGTTAAATTTCGAAGTCTTTGAATATCCATTTTCGCCCTCCCGATTAGTGGTATAACGTTAAGCATGAGCTGCTTGGCGCAGTTTGCCAAGTCCGCTCTATGCGTTGGTTATATTTTATTCCCCGTTAAAATATCTTGTGCTATCAAAACAGGGCAGTTAATGTCATGTTTGAAATCTTTCTTTTTCCTGTTATACCCTTTTAGTTCAGCATTGCAATATATACAAAAAAAATAAGGAGTATAGTCTCCATCCACATAGCGACAAGGCTCATCCATAATTGCCTTTGCCATTTTTACGACATCCTCTTTGGAAAAATTACACATTGAATCCCCCCCTAAAGTATAACCATTGATTATCAGGTCAATTCGCCCTGGAATTTAGTTGGTTTTTTCACACCCCCTCCTCCCTCCTAAACACATACCTGAAATACCGGTTCCCGCCAACAGCCTTTTCTTTTGTCTTGGTCCATCCCAGCTTCTCAAGCTCGGATTTTAAAAAATGCATTCTTGCGCCGAACTGCCTGACAGAAAAAGGAAACGCAGGCAGCCCTTTTGCGTTGCCGATTTGCTCAAACGCTTCAACCAGCGCGTTTGTCATGGCAACAAAATAAAGGTTGTTGTGAACATCAATGCCCGTGGAAAACCCCCACGTGTCAGGGCCGTCATCTAAAAGCGCATGCATATAAAAATCAATCGCATCCAAATCATTTAAATGCTTGGCCGGCTTTTTCTCGCGCTGCTTGATATCGATCTCTGCAATAAAATCATCCACCTTGACCCCTGTAAAATGATTCAGCACCCGCAAAGACACCTTCCCGCCGAGATACCTGTCTGCATTCTTGCACAAACCTGCCAGGGAATAATTGATGTTGTTTCTGTTTTTGGTGCTCGGGTCTAAAATAAACCCCGGTTTTTCAAAATACCGGTTCACCAAGTGCCGCTGAACCTTCCACGCAAGATCATCATTAAACGATTTCACCAGCATGAGGTATCCGGTTTGGGTTAAAAAGGTGATATCGCCGCGATGGCCTCCTTTTTGGTCGGACGAATTTCGTCCGACCAAAAATTCCTTCCACTCCTCATGCGGCACATTAAAATAATCCTCTTTTTCAACAAGCTGCTTTTTATTGTAAGTAAAGGTCCTTCTGGCAGTATCCGCTGGCCGTTCATGCAGTTCATCCACCATCTTCAGCGTAACAACCGGCTGATTTTTATATTCAATGCGTTCCACCTCTTTTCCATTAATAACAACCATATTATTCATAAGATAATCTCCTTTTATATCAAATTGTTGCGGTTTTTTATGATTTCAAGCCTCGGCCTGCACGAATTGGAGGTGATCCCCATGTGCAGCCCTGTAATAAACCCCGTGGCATAGGCAAACTTGTTGGGATCAAGCCGCTGGAGATCTGCCAGCATGGGCATGATATCAGCCATCCATCCCCGGTCGTGCACCCAGGCCGCAACAGGTATTAATTTTTTAACATGGTGTTTTTTCTTGGGTTTTTTGTCACTGATAACAGGTGTGGTAACAATGTCAGACATGGTGGGACCTCCTTTTGGTAAAAAATTAAAGAAAATCCGCACTTTTTTCGCTGTTAAACAAAAAAAGGCGGGCCGCATACGGTTAACAGACCGGCCCAAAAGGCAACACCGGCGAGCCCGAAGGCTCCCGCATACAACCCGCCGATAGTTCATACGGAAATAAAAAAACGCCGTATGAGGTTGGCGTTTGCACGCCTTTTGGTGATGCCGGCTGTTAAACCGTGCACCGGATTTTGCCGGTACAGTTTCACCATGCCACAGCTGGTTTTTAAATGTCAACATGTTTTTTTTGTTTTTGATCGCCGGACGAATTTCATACGGCGATCAAAAACCCTGCACCCCTCACTGCTCATTAACAATTCTGCGCACCTGCCGGACAGACAACCCAAACCGGATGGCAAGCTCTTCATGGTTTATCCCGTTGAATTCATTACAAATACGCTGATCTCTGGCCTCTTTTTCCAGCCTGACAATCGTGGGCACACTCAGGCGCACCCCGCCCATCTCTTCAAAAAAAATTCGCAAAATCGCCTTGCCTGATGCCAGGCCGAACTCATTGCACAACCGCTGATAAAAACAATCCATCGCTTCGTTGTAGTCTGAATCAACCATGGTCATCTCCTGTCCATATGCTTTCCCACTCAAGCCAGTATTCACGTAAACTCCTGTATTCTTTTGTAATTCGGTTTCGTTTGGGCAAATATGTGTCCGTGGTGCTTATGTTTTTGTGCCCCAGCCTGTCTGCAATAGCGCAGATGTCATATCCCCGTATGTTCCGCAGGTCTGATCCGTGCGTGGCGCGGAACATGTGCGCATGAATCCGTGCCTTTCGTATCCCTGCTTTTTCGCCCAACACTTTGATAAGACGGGAAATATCTGTTGCTATCAAGGGGTTGCCCATACACACCCCGCCCTTGCGGTAACTCACAAGCAGGCTCGATGTTCCCGTGGCGCCCTGCGACAGCCGGATCTGTACCCACTGGCGAATAAAAACGCTGGGAGCCTTCCACAAATCAACAGTTCGTGAGCTTCCCTGCTTGCCGATATCATCGGGCACCTGGATATCAATATAATCGCCGTCATCAACAACATCATTCAAGCGCAGCCCGCAAAGCTCACCCACGCGTAGCCCGCAAAAAACAAATAAAATCAATATACAAGCATCCCTGATGCCCTTTTCAGAATAAATATCCACCTGCCGGAAAAAACGTAACACTTCAGGCTGTGTAAAATATTGAACAAAACGTTTGTGCACCTTGGGTTTTGGAATTTGCGCCGTAACATCTTCTTTTGAGATCCCCTCATATACAAGAAACTTCCAGAACATACTCAAAGCCGTGATCTTTGTTCTCCTGGTCATGTTTGTGTTTTTTCGTATAAAAAACAAGTACTTAAGATAACACTCAATATCCTTTCGCCCCACATTGGAAGGCAAGCCACCAGGGCGATCCTTTTTGTACCAGTCAAAAAACTCAACGATAATCCCGCTGTATTTTTCAACACTCACAGGAGACAGCCCACGCAAAATAACAAGATGCCGGCTCCATTGTTCCAATAATTTCTTAATCATCCCCCCGGTCCCCCCTGTTTGGAAAAACAGCTACATTATAGATACGCCAGTGGGTGGGCAGCCAAACCAAAACCCACAAATCTTTCATGGGGGGGGTGCCACCAGTCCGAACAACCCACCCGGACACACCACCCACCTGAAACATAACTGCACAATTCATAAAAAACACAGCCCATAACATACTGATATCACCGCCACCATAAACCCTCTTACCGCACATTATGTAATTATAAGCAGTCATTCCGTAAGTTCGTGCTCAATTACTGCCACGTGTTGGTTCCATTTTAAAAAGAGAGGCACAACAGGGTTAAAAGGAGTGTTTAATAAACACCCAGACTTGTAAAGTAAGCGAAGCCAAATTACTACTGTAAGGACACCAACAAATAATAGTATAGACATACTACACACCTTCTGTGGTATGGAAGGCAAACACATTAAGGCCTCCACCGGGAAGCCGCCCACACAGCAAAAAAAACTGTTTCGTCTAATCCGCACCATTATAAAGATCCATGCCCTTTATAAGACAAAAAACACTTTTTATTTAAAAAAACCATCAAACACCCCTGATTTATTTTTTAATTTTTTTTGGTGCACCCGTGCACCCAAAATATTAACATATTGAAATAATTACATTACTTTGGGTGCAAGTTCACTTTTGTGCACAGAAACTTGCACCCAGCTTGCACCCTGCTGCACCCAGGGTTGCACCCAACTTGCACCCACTATAAAATTAAATATTATCAATAAGTTATATATACTTTGGGTGCAAGCTCGCAAGCTCCCAGAAAAATGCCCTCAGATTTGTGGAAAAGGCAAAAACACAAAAAAAAAGGACTGTTTTCACCCTGTTTCTTATTTTTTTAAAGAGCTTGCACCCACAAACGGCTGTTTGTATTTTTATTTTTTACAGCATTTACTTTTATTTT